CCTGGGAGGCCTGCCGGGAGCGCGGGGACCGGGCGGTTAAGCTCCGGATCGAGGTGCTCGAATGAGACTGATCTGTCCCTCCTGCGGGGCCATGCACAGCATCGAGGGCTGGCAGGGCAACGCCGACGCGCGCCAGTTCGCGCGCGTCCAGGCCGAGCTGCCCGGGTCGGTGGCGAGGGCCTGCCTGCATTATCTGGCGCTTTTCCGGCCGCGCGCGGAGGGCGGGAGGGGCCTGATCTGGGCCAAGGCGCTGCGCCTGGCGGGCGAGGTGCAGCTGCTGGTCGCCCAGACCCGGATCCAGTGGAAAGGCCAGCCGAGCCGGCCCATCGACGCGACCGTGTGGGGGCTGGCGATGGAGCGCCTGATCGCCAACCCGCCCAAAAAGCTGCCCCTGACCAGCCACGGCTACCTGACCTCCATCGCCTACGACCTGGCCGACGAAATGGACCGGGGGCGGGAGGTGCGGCGCAACCAGGCCGAGCGCGACGGCTCGTTGCGGCGGGAGATCGCTGCGGGGCGGGCCGGGGAGGATGCGCCGGCGGAGCCGCTGGCGCCGGAGGTGCTGCGGGCGATCAGGAATAAAAATATGGGGAGGAAATGAAAACCGGCACCAAATCAGCGAATATCAACGCCACCCTCTACGATGGGGAATGGCAGGTAAACTACGATTGCGTGGGTGTGGGAACATGCCGGTACGCGCTGTGCTCGATCATGCCTCCCTCCGGGGATGAGGAGTGCGCCTACCGCGAATATGGAGCATGTCGGTGTCTGCCGGCGCAGTATGCGGCGCTGGGTGCGTTTAAAAACAGGGCCGCTCGGGAACTGACGCGGATCCAAACTGAGATGGATAATCAGTGATGACGAATCCCTACATCGACGCCACCTGGGAGGTCTGCAACCTGGAGTGCCCGCATATTTTGTACACTCCCGGCTATGTGCAGGGCGACTGCCCGGCCTGCGACCACCGAGCAATCATGGATTTGTGGGTGCAGTGGGAAACCTGGCGGCAGAAAAAACGCATCGATGGGTTGCGCTGCGCTCCACCCATCCTACGATGAAAGGAAAAACCGATGAGTCTGTCCGATAAATTTGTGTATCACATGATCGAACGCTGCCGGGAAGACGGCCGGCTGGCCTACCTGATGGGTCCTGGCAGCGAGGCATATGCGTTGATGACCGGGGCATATGCGGAGATGAGAACACTCGATGCCGAGGCGTTCCGCGCGGGATACCAGCGCAAACTGAAAATGCAACGGGTTCCGCCCAGGGAGGAGTAAACCATGAGTTACGAAGTACCGAAATTCACGCCCGCCCAGCGCATCTGCTGCACCAGCGTGCAGGACGGCTGCCTGACGATTGACAACACCACGGACTTGCGCGTGCTGCGCGACGCCCTGGACTATGAGCGGAGAGGCATGGGGCGGTCCACGCTGATTAAAAAACTGGTCGCGCGCATCAACCAGCTGGAGAGGCGGCGGCGGGAGGTGCCGCGATGAGCGCGGCGATCCGGCCCGGCACGACGGTGCGCCTCAAACGGCGGCCGTTTTTTCGTGGCCTGGTGGAGGCGGTGCAAAACAATCTCTTCGACGGTTCGGGGGGGGGGGGCTCGGCGCGGGTGCGCTGGCTGTTCAAGCCCGCCGGCTGGGTCAGCCAGGTCCACTGGAGTCTGGATGATTTGGAGATAATAGAGGCCGGCGATACCCTGCCTGAAAAATAATTTAAAAATATCGACCACAACCCCTTGTGTTTTAGTTTTATTCATGCCACTACATATAGTGTGATCCAGCCATTTTGACCCCAAACCATAAATAGCTGTCAGGAGTCCGCGGGTATGTGACGACCCCAGGAGACTTTAACATGCTACCTGTACTGGAACTGATCCGCCTGGAGGAGTGCCACGACGCCGGGACATTCGGCGTGCTGCGGCTCAACAAGGCGGTTTTCTGCGTTACGCTGGAGCCGGCCGACCGGCTCAACGCGCCCAACCTATCTTCCATCCCGGCCCAGCAGTACCTGCTGCGGCGGGTGATGAGCGGGCGCTTCGGCGAGACGTTCGAGGTTTTCGACGTTCCGGGACGCACGCTGGTGCGGATGCATCCGGGCAACCGCGTGATTGAGACGGAGGGCTGCATCCTGCTGGGGCAATATTTCGGTAAACTGGCCGGCGACCGGGCGGTGCTCAATTCGGGGGCCACGTTCGCCGAATTCATGCGGCGGATGGCCGGGCACGACCTGGCGCATCTGACCATCCGGGAGGTGTATTGATGAACCCGTTAAAAGAGCTTGTGCGCGAGAGACCCGTTTATAAATTTTTAGCCTATGGGTTAACCCTCTGCGGGTTCTTCCTGGTGCTGATCATGGCGTTTTCGATGGCCTACGGCTGCGCGGGGAATCAAAGCGCCACCCAGCAGCTCATGCGGCAGACCGACGATCCGGGGACGATCGCCCTGGGAACCTTTGCCGACGCCCAGGACGCCTACATCGAGATCCAGCAACTCTACCTGCCCTACCAGAATGCGCTGCGACAGAGCAATCCGGATCTGGACGCCGAGATCATCGGTTATTTTCGCAAGGCCAACGCCATCCTGGACGATTGGGAGATGTTCGGCGATGTGCCCGTCGGCGATAAAGACAGTTTTCGTGCCTACCTGCGCGAGGTGTCGCTACGCCTGGCCCTGGGAGCCAAGAAAGGCGGTGAATGATGGGGATCGACGTTAAAAACGTGCCCATCGTCGAAATCGCGGTGGGGCTGAACCTGATCGCCGATATTGTCGAGCGCCTTCGCGCCGACCACGCGGTGGAGATCACCCCCGAGAATATCGCGCAGTACGTGGCCTCGCGGCGCACCCGCCGCCAGGCCCTGAACGCGGCCCTGGGCGTGACCGCCCCGGACAAGGACACTTTTATACGATAACCCCAAGGCTGGCCGGGACGGGCCCGCTCTGTTGGGCTCATCCCGGCCAGGCCGCAAAGAGGATAGACCATGCCTGACTTCATGGCGCAGACGATCGAGATCCTGGCCCCAGCCGTGGGCGGCCTGCTGCTGGCCCTGGTCTCCTGGGCGCTGGCCGAGGCGGCGCGCTACGTGCGCGCGAAAACCGAAAACGAGGCGGTCAACGATGCCATCGCGCGGATCTGCCACATGACCGAGACCGTGGTGGCCGAGGTCAACCAGACCGTGGTGGACGATCTCAAGCTGGCCGCGGCCGACGGACGGCTGAACCTGGACCAAGCGCGCCTGATCGCCAGCCAGGCCCTGGCGATGGTTTTGGACCGCATGGCGCCGGGGGTGCTGGAGATCGCCGCCCGGGGCGTGGTTGATCTGAAGGAGTTCATCTCCTCGCGCATCGAACGCGCCGTGCGCGAGCAGAAGGGGTAGCCGGGTGTGGATGGCTGCGATAGCGGCGCCCGGTCGGCCGAGCAATATCTGCTGGCAAACCTGCACAACCAGCGCCAACGCACGGCGGCACTGGATTCCGGCAGCCCATCGGCCATTGAGTGCGCCGACTGCGGCGAAGATATCCCGGACGAGCGCCGGGAGGCGGTAGCGGGCTGCACCCGATGCGTGGATTGTCAAACCAAGTTTGAACGGGGGATCTAATTGGAAGCTATCTCGCTACCGCTGGCCACGATCATCATCCAGATTCTGGGCCTTCCCGGCCTGGTGTTCATCATCTGGCATTTCGACAACAAACGCGATGCCAGAAAAGAGGACCTGCGACGGGTGGAGATCGCCGAGCGCGAACGGGCCATCGCGCTGGTGCTGAGCCAGTACCGCGACGACGTGGCCCAGATCAAACGGCTCTACGAGTCCAATGTGCACCTGGTCAAAGACTACGAATCGACCTGCCAGCGGTTGGAGCGGCTCTACAGCGAGACGCTATCGGTCATCAGCCTGAATACCCAGACCCAGACCCACCTGGTGGACGCCATCAAAAACAACATGTTCTGCCCCGTGGTCCGCAAAGGAGGCCCCGCATGAATCTGGAACGCGCCGCCATGCGCGGCAATCTGGCCGACAAAAGCGCCCGGGCCGCGCGCCTGCGTCTTCGAATCGAGGGCACCGCCCGGTCGATCCGCCAGGGGCTCAACACAGCCCTGACGGCGGTGGATGATCTGGAGATCCCCATGATCGCCGGGCAGATGGACGAGCTGGTGGGCGCCTGGGCCGAATTGCAGGCCCTGCGCTCGGAGATCGACCGGCTGGAGAGGGAGCTGCGCTGATGGCTGAAAAAGGGGACAAGGCGCGGCTCTACGACGTGGCCATGCGCATGTACGTCGAGGGGTCCAGCCTGACCGACATCGAGGCGGCCCTGGGGGTATCGCGGCAGACGTTGTCCCAGTGGAAGGGCGACTCGAAAAGGCCCTCGGACGAATTCGACGAGTGGGACCGCGGGCGGAGTCAGAAGCGCAACAACGTACAGCGTCTGCGCGACCTGTTCGACCGCGAACTGACCGCGATGGAAGAGACCGCCGCCGGCGGGCTGAACCATGTCACCGTGGATGCCATCAGTAAACTGGGCGCGCTGGTGATGAAGTGGGAGCAGCGCGAAAAGGATATCCGCAAACGAGCCCTGGAAGAGGCCGCCAATATCGTGGGTACGTCGGTCAAAAAGGGCGGCCTGAGTGACGCGGCGGCCGACGAGATCCGCAAGAAAATCCTGGGAATTGCCAGCCGATGACGGAACTTTCCACCCCCGAGCCCCGAACCGCGCGCACTCCCGGCGTGTTGCTGCCATACCAGCAGCGCTGGGTATCGGACCAGGCCCAGGTCAAGCTGTGCGAAAAAAGCCGCCGGATCGGCCTTTCCTGGGCCGAGGCCGCCGATGACGCACTGATGACCGCGTCGGCCTCCGGGATGGATGTTTTCTACATCGGCTACAACAAGGACATGGCCCTGGAATTCATCGAGGACTGCGCGGACTGGGCGCGGTTTTACAACCTGGCCGCGGGTGAGGTCGAAGACTTCATCTGGGACGAGGAAAAAGAGGCCTACCGGGCTGTACAGGCCTTCCGCATCCGCATGCCCAGCGGATGGAAAATCGTGGCCCTGTCCTCGCGCCCGGCCAACCTGCGCGGCAAACAGGGCAAGATCGTGATCGACGAGGCCGCCTTCCACGACGATTTGGACGGGCTGATCAAGGCCGCGATGGCCATGCTGATCTGGGGCGGCCGGGTGGTGATCATTTCCACCCACAATGGCGAGGACAACCCATTCAACGAGCTGATCAACCTGATCCGCGCGGGCAAACGCGCCTACAGCCTGCACCGCATCGATTTCGACGACGCCCTGGCGGACGGCCTTTACCGGCGCGTCTGCCTGCGCCGGAGCATCGACTGGTCGGAAAAAAGCCAGGCGGCCTGGCGGGCCAACGTGGTCAGCCAATACGGCGAGCATGCCGACGAAGAGCTTTTCTGCATCCCGTCCCAGGGCGGCGGGGTCTACCTGTCCGGCGTGCTGGTGCAGGCCTGCATGGCCGACGGCATCCCGGTGCTGCGCTGGAGCTGCAGCGACGAATTTGCCCAGGACCCCGAGGCCGAGCGCCGCAGCGTCTGCCAGGCCTGGTGCGAGGATTACCTGCTGGCCAACCTGGAGCAGTTGGACGGGCAGCACCGGCACTATCTGGGCGAGGATTTCGCCCGCTCCGGCCACCTGACCGTGCTTTGGCCGGGAGAACGGCGCCAGGATCTGTCCGTGCGGGTGCCCTTTGCCGTGGAGCTGCACAACGTCCCTTTCAGGCAGCAGGAACAGATCCTGTTTTACATCTGCGACCGGCTGCCGCGTTTTTCCCACGGCGCGCTGGACGCCCGGGGCAATGGCCAATACCTGGCCGAGGTGGCCATGCAGCGCTATGGCATCAGCCGCATCAGCCAGGTGATGCTCTCCGTGCAGTGGTACCGCGAGAACATGCCCAAATATAAATCGGCCTTCGAGGATCGCTCGATCGAGATCCCCAGGGACGCGGATGTGCTCGACGACCACCGGGCCATCAAGATGAAAAAGGGGGTCGCCCAGCTCAGCGACGACGCCGAGCGGGTGGGCAAGGACCAAAAAAAGCGCCACGGCGACGCGGCCATCGCCGGGGCCATGCTGTGGCACGCCACCCAGCAGGACGGCGGACCGGCCGCCTGCGCCGGCGCCGACCCCGAGCCCACGGCGCGACTGCTGGATCAGGTCCAGCATGCGCGCCGGGCCGGGGATGACAATGATACCGCGCGGGTGTTCCGGCGCGAGATACCGCCACGGCTGGTGAGGGAGTTGACCCGCAATGGGTAATTGGAAACGCAAACTCGCCGGCGTGCTGGCGCCGGATTTAATGAGCCCCGAACAGGCCGCCCTGCTGGTGGATTCGGCCGTGCGCCAGGCGCGCCAGGCCCTGCCCGTGCGGCCGGACTACGACCCCAAGAATGAGGGCTACCGGCGCTACGGCGGCGACAGCGGCCAGGCGCGCCTGCACGATTTCACCAGCCTGGCCCAGGACACCATGCTGGAGCTGGCCTATTACCTCTACGACACCAGCGGGCTGGTCAAAAGATTCGTGCGCGATACCAAGAATTTCGTATTGGGCGAGGGGCTGAGCCTGTCGGTTGAAAACGACGCCAACGGCGAGGCCCTGGCGGTGCTGGAACGTTTCTGGACCGACCCCAACAACCAGATGGACCTGCGCCTGGAGTCGCGCATCGAATTTTTGGGGCTGCTCGGCGAGCAGTGCTGGCCGGTGCTGGTCAACCCCCACAACGGGCGGGTGTGGCTGACCTACGCCGACCCGGCCAACATCGACACCGTGCACCTGGTGCGCGACTTCCCCGAGATCCCCGCGGCGGTCAAACTCAAGGGGTCCGGATCGCGGCCGGGGCGGGTGCTGCCGGTGGTGCGGCCGGCGATGGACCCGCGCAAATCCGATTTCGGCCGCATGCGAGGCGAGTGCTTCTTTTTCAAAGTTAATGCGCCGCCCAACAGCCCGCGCGGCCGCAGCGACCTGATCCACCTGTTCGATTTCATCAACGCCTTCGAAGAGGGTATTTTCGACGAGCTGGACCGCCTCAAGGGCATCAAAAGTTTCATCTGGGACGTGACCGTCAACGGCGCCGACCAGGCCGAGTGCGACCAGTGGGCCAGGAAGTGGGGCACGCCGCGCAGCAACTCCATCCGCGTGCACAACGAGCAGGTCACGTGGCAGGCCGTGGCCCCGAGCATGAACCATCACGACAACAAAGCGCTGTTCGACATGATGAAAACCTACCTGGCGGCCTGCATGAACCGGCCGGATTCCTGGCTGGGCAGCGGCGGCAAGGCCTACCAGACCGAGGCCGACCTGATGGGCGAACCCACATTCAAGGACCTGGCCAGCCGCCAGAGGTTCGTGAAATACGCCATCGAGTCGGTGCTGCGGTTCGTGCTGGACCAGGCCATCCTGGCCGGCACGCTCAAGGAGGATGTGAAGAACCCCTTCGCGGCCACGGCCAATTTCCCGGAGATGACCACCAAAGACACCACCAAAACGGTCACGGCGCTGGTCTCCCTGGCCCAGGCCCTGGTCCTGGCCACCACCAACGGCTGGCTGGGCAACCAGAAGGCCGCCGAGCTGTTCGCCGCGGTGGCCGAACAGGTGGGGGTGGAGATCGACGTGTCCGAGGAGATCAAGAATGCGGCCACGGCCGACGACGGCGGCGCGGACTACGACCGCCGTGACCGGCTGATCGCCGACATCGTGGCGCGCATCGATGCCAGAGGCAAAAAACCGCCGGAGGGCGAGGCATGACCCGCCGTCAAAAAGCCTTTGAAAAGCGCCTGCAGGCGCTGATCGACGGGGCCGGCCGGCTGGAGGACGACGCGGCGCGTCGGGTGGTGCGGCTGCTGGAGGTGGCCCGGTCCGAGATCGCGGCCGAGGTGGCCACGACCGAATGGCAGGCCCTGCGCCTGGCCGAGCTGAAATCGGCCGTGGAACGAACCCTGTCGGGCTTCCGCCAGGGCGCCCTGGCCGACCAGTCCGCCGGCATTTCCAACGCCTGGAACGCGGGGATCGACATGATCGACGCCCCCCTGGCCTCGGCCGGGATCCGCGCCGGCGCCCCGGAAATCTCGCGCGCGCTGCTGGAGGTCATGCAGGGCTACAGCCTGGACCTGATCGAAGGGCTTTCGGCCGAGGCCCTGAAAAATGTCAATAACGCCCTGACGATGGGCCTGCTGGGCCAGCAAACACCCTACCAGGTGATGCAGCAGGTGGGCCTGTCCGTGGACGGCCCGGGCGTTATGGGCCAGGTGTCGCGGCGCGCCGAGACCATCGTGCGCACCGAAATGGGCCGCGTGCAGAGCCTGGCCCGGGCGGCGCGCATGCAGGCCGTGACAGAGGCGGGCACGGACCCGCCCATGAAGTGGAAGAAACGCTGGATCGATTCGGGCAAGGCCCATCCGCGCGAGGACCATGCGGCCCTGGACGGGGTGACTGTGGAGCTTAACGAGGATTTTCCGGGGGGCATCCCCTACCCGCACGCGCCGGGACTGCCGGCCGGGCAGGTCATCAACTGCGGGTGCACGCACGTGCTGGTCTCCGACGACTGGGACGACCTGCCGCGCGCGTTCACCCCCATCGACTACGCCGAGCGTGCCGACTACGGCCGCGCGGACTAACAAGGAGCAGACCAATGGCAGCCAAGGACGATTTGAAAAAGGAAAAAGAGGACCTCGATAAGAGGACCGTTGTCGTCGTCGACCGTGAAACCGCGGTGGAAAAGATCGAAGCGGACCTCTTTATCAGGAAAAACGAATTGGACGCCCGTGAACAGGCGCTTTTTGAACGCGAGCAGGCCCTGGACGCCCACGATGAGGGGTTGATTTTCGGCGAGTTGAGCGAGACCGTCACGGTGGACGAGGAGACGAAGGCCGTGTGCCGCGAAATGTGCAAGGAGTTGGGAATCACCGCCGAGCATGCCCTGGCCTGCAGTTTCGACCGCGCCACGGATACGGTCAGCATCCTGACCGCCGGCGGCAAGTGCGTGCGGCTGCGCCCGGGCGACAAACCGCCCCAGTTGAGCGCAATCGAGATCACCGGCGTCAACCCCGAGCTGGCCCGGCGCAAACCGGTGGTCGGCAAGCGGCGATAGGAGCGCATCGATGCAACTGCCCCAGTGGATCGAGGACTTAACCGGCGAGGCCCGCAATATGGCCGCGGCGGTCTACCGGGCCGTGATGGCCAAGGACGGCGACGCCGAACGGGCGCTCCGGGCGGCACGGGATACCATCGCGGCCTGTTTCGACAGCGACCAGGGGTCGATATTCTCGCGTGACATGCCCCTCAGCGAACAGACCCCCGTGCTGCGCTTCCAGGCCGCGCGCCAGGCCGACGCCTCGGGGCTGGTGTGGGAGGCGGTGATCATCGCCCCGGGCATCAGCGCCGGCTATCCCAGGTTCTACTGGTCCGAGGAGGTGCTGGAATCCTCCGTGGCCGTGTTCGAGAACGTCGACATCAACGCCTACGAGCTGACGGCCGATTTTTTCAGCCACCTGCCCATCCCGGATTTAAACGCCCTGGAGAACGTCAAGCGCTTCCTGGCGGCCAAAAAAGTGGGCTGGGTGGAAAAGTGCTGGTTCGAGGCGGGCGCGGGCATCAAGGCCCAAATCCGCTTTTTGGAGGCGCAGCGCTGGCTGCCCGACATGCTGGCCGAGGCCCAGGCGGCCGGGAAAACCGATGTGCTGGGCCTGTCCATCGACAGCCGCATCCGCGGATGGGATGTCAAACTGGACGAATTCAGCGTGATCTGGGTGACCCAAATTGTATCCTGCTCATCCGTGGACGTGGTGACCTACCCGGCCGCGGGAGGAAAATTCTTGCGGGCCGTAGCCGGCCTATATCAACAACCAAAGGAGAGCGTCATGAATTGGAAAGAGAAGTTGCTCGCCATGATCGGCAAGGCCAACCCGGCCCTGCTGGAGGGCAAGGACCGGGCCGCAATGAGCGATGAGGAGATCATCGGGCTGGCCCAGATGGCAATGGAAAAGCCGGTCAAGTCGCCGGCGGAGGGGGACGGCCAGCGCGCCGCCCAGGGGATGACCCCGGAGGCCATGCGGGCCGAGATGCAGACGGCCGTGGCCGCGCTGGGCAAGGAGATCGAGCAGCGCGCGGCCTGCGCACGGGTGTTGGAAAAAAACCTGGCGGCCTCGAACCTGCCGGCCCTGACCCAGTCCCGGTTGCGCACGCGCTTCGAGGGCGGCACCTTCGAGGAGGCCGCCCTGGACGAGGCCATCAAGCAGGAAAAAGAGTATCTGGCGGCCATGAGCGCCCCGCCGGAGCTGGATCTGGGCGACCAGAGCCGCATCCACGTGGGGCTCAACACGATGGCCAAGATCCAGATCGCCATCGACCGCAGTTTCGGTTTGACCCAGGCGGACATGCAGGGATTCGCGCGCATGGAACGCCTGGACAACAAGCCGGTGTTCCAGGATCTGCGAGCGGCCCAGGATTTCGCCGATTACGCCCAGGTGCCGGCATTTTCGGGCCTGCGCGAGATGTACGTGCACCTGACCGGCGATACCGAAATCACCGGCCGCTTCAACCGGGCCAACCTGCCCGCCGACCTGCGGGCGGCCCAGGACATCACCTCGGCCACCTTCGCCTTCGCCATCGGCAACACGCTGCACAGACGGCTGATCAAAGACTACAGAGAAGCCAATTTTCAGGAGGATCTGCTGATCTCCATCCGCAAGCCGGTGCCGGACTTCAAAACCCAGGAAGCCATCAAGGTGGGTTATTTCAGCGACCTGGACAACGTCGATCCCGAGGCTGCCGACTACCAGGAGATCGGGGCGGTCACCGACGAGGAGGCCACCTACGCGATCCTGCAAAAGGGCAACATCCTGACGATCACCCGCAAAATGATCATCAACGACGACAAGAGCCTGGTCAGCCGGCTGGTCTCGCGCCTGGGCCGCGCCGCGCGGCGCACGCACGCCAAATATGTCTGGAACCTGTGGATTGCCAACGCCAACTGCAGCGACGGCACGGCCTGGCACACGGCGCCCCACGGTAACCTGGGGGCGGCGGCGCTCTCCTTCGCCACGGTCCTGATCGCCTACAAGGCATTGGCGGCCATGACCGAAAAGGACAGCGGCGAAATCATCGGGTTGCTGGACAGCCCGTCGGTCAAACCGACCCTGTTCGGCCCTGTGGACCTGATGGAGACCCTCGAAACCATCTCCCTGGACGAATATTATTACTCGGCCAACGACCTGACCACCAAAGTCAGGAACCCGCTCAAGGGCAAAATCAACCACGCCACGGTCTCGCTGCTGTCCGACGCCAACGACTGGGGCCTGATCCTGCCCAGCTCCGAGGTCGACCACATCGAAATGGGCTACCTCAACGGGCGCCAGGAACCCGAGATGTTCGTGGCCGACGCGCCCCAGGCCGAGCAGGTGTTCGTGGCCGACAAGATCCGCCACAAGATCCGCCACGAGTACGCCGGCACGCCGGTGGATTTCGTGGGGTCGTACAAGGCCATCGTGGCTTAACCGACAACCCGACAGGAGCCGCGCCCGGTTCCGGCCGGGCGGCCGCAGCCCATTTAATCCCGGCCGGACACGCGGGAGAAACCAATGCAACCAACCATGAGGAGAGTAAAAATGCTGGCTAATAAACGAATTTTGACGGTCATGCTGGGCCTTTTCCTGGTGCTGGCGGTGGTTCTGCCGGCCCAGGCGGCCTACGATATTGTGCGGGTCTACGAGCGCATGGGCGGGGTGGCCGGCGAGGTGCTGGCCACCGGAGATGCGGTCTGCATCAAGGACGCCGACGGGCTGATTTACAAGGCCGACGCCAACGACGCGGCCCTGCGGCCGGCCATCGGCATGGTGGGCAAGGGGGCGCCGGCCATCGGCGACAGTGTGGAGATCGTCACCCGGGGTATTTTCGCGGGCTGGACGGCGCTGTCCAAAAACGCCGCAGGCTACCTGAGCGAGACCGCCGGCGAGGTGACCCAGGCGGCCCCGGCCTACAGCCAGGTGATGGGCGTGGCCATTTCGGCCACCGAATACATGATCAGCCCCAAGAATTATTTCGACACCAGCGCCGTGACGGCCCTGGGGGTGCTGACCGGGGCCACGCCGATCATCCTGGAGGGCGCCACGGCCGACGCCCATGAGACCACCATCGCGGTGACCGATCCCACGGCCGACCGCACGATCACGTTGCCCGACCGCACGGGCACGGTGGTGCTGGAGACGGTCAGCGTGACCGCCAAAACCCAGGCCGACACGCCTTTCGCGGCGTCCGTGGCCTACGCCGGGCAGGTGCTGACCAACAGCGGCGCCGGTGGGGCGCTGGTGTTCAACCTGCCCGAGGCCTCCACCTGGATCGGCCGGCGCCTGACCTTTGCCGTGCTGGCGGCCCAGAACCTGGACGTCAACCCGGACAACGCCGACCTGATCCTGGGGTTGACCAACGCGGCCGGTGACGCCATCCGCAACGCCACGGTGGGCGGCACGGTGACCCTGATGGCCATCGACGCCACCAATATCGTGGTCCTGGGCAGCTACGGCACCTGGTCGGACGTCAACTGATCCGGTGACGGGTCGCAAACCGATCCCGGCGGCGGGGCGTGTTGGCCGATTGCCGCGCGCCACGCCGCCGGATTTCAACGCAACGACCCCGCCGCAGCCCGTTGTATGGACCGGGGGTGAGATCGTTCAAATTTGAGCCTCTGAGAGCGTTTTAGCCATGAGCACCCTATCCGATTACACCGACGCCCTGGCCGGGCTGGTTCCGGGATCTCATCCCCTGGGAGCCGTCGACCTGTTGGCGGCCCGCACCCAGGCCGTGGCCAAGGCGTTGGATCTGCACGGCAAGCATCGCGCGGTAATCGTGGTCGAGGACCTTCCCGGCGACGGCGGGTTCGACTACGCCCTGGACGATCTGGCCGAATGGGCCGAGGGTTTCTCCTCCGTGATCCGGGTGGAGTACCCGGTCGACGACACCAATGCCGTCTCCAACGTTCTGGACGGCGACGACTGGACCCTCTACCAACTGCCCGACGGCCGGGTGCTGCGCCTGCTCTCCGACCGCCCGGCGGTGGGCCGGAGCCTGCGGGTGGTTTATACCGCCCGCCACGCCATCGACGATACGGCCTGCACGGTGGCCGACGGCGATGAACAGGCCGTGCAGAGCCTGGCGGCGGCCTTCTACTGTCGCATCCTGGCGGCGGCCTACGCCCTGGACACGGACTCGACCATCAGCGCCGACACGGTCAACCAGGGCCCGCGCCACCGGGCATTTTTGGATTTATCCGCAAAGTACCGCGCCGAGTACAACGAGCACATGGGCATCAGCACCGGCAAACCCAAGGCCGCGGTATCCATCCGCGACCAGGACGTGACCTATCCCGGCGGCGGCGACCGCCTGACCCATCCGGGGAGACACCGCTAATGGCCGAGCATTACCGCCAGACGGTCGACACCAGCGAGGTCCAGCGCCTGGCCGCCGATTACCCGGAGATGTTCGTGGAAGAGACCGAGGCCGTGCTCAGGCTGATCACCGCCCGCCTGGAGAGCGACATCGTGCAGGCCACCCCGCGCGGGGTGGGCGGCGCGGCCGGCCTGGCAGGCAGCATGTTCGGAGAGGTGCAGACCGCCGGGTTGACCGTGTCGGGCGTGGTGGGCTCGCCGCTGGCCTATGCCGAGGTGGTCGAGGTGGGCCGCCGTCCGGGATCGTTCCCGCCGGTAGCGCCCATCGCCCTGTGGGCCCAGCGCAAACTGGGCCTGTCCGAAACCGAGGCCCAGGGAGCCGCCCTGGCCATCGCGCGCAAGATTTTCTGGCACGGCACCGAGGGCGCGCACATGTTCCGCGACACCTGGCAGGCCCGGAAGGCCTGGGTCACTTCCATGCTGGAGAGCATCCCGGCGCGCATCGTGCGGCGCCTGGGTGCGGGAGAGGGGGCATAGATGGCTCTGGCCGCTCGTCTATCCGAAATCAAAACCGTTTTGAGCGCGGTCTCCGGCATCGGGACGGTGCACGATTACATCCGTTTCGCGCGGCGCTGGTCGACCATCCTGGACCAGTTCAAGAAAAGCGATCGCATCAACGCCACCATGATCAGCCGCACGGCCTCGGCCTCGCGCCAGGTGACACTGGGGGAAACCGAGCGGGCGCATGTATTCGCCGTCAGCAGCGTCTACGGGCTGGCCGACGCCTCCGCCACTGAAAAAACGTTCCAGAACCTGATCGATGCCCAGTATGCGGCATTTCAGGCCTACGAGCTCACCTGGAATCTGTCCGGCATCACATCCCACCCGGACTGGGGCCCCATGTCGGGCGCCGTGGGGTTGCAGATCGATGCGATCGACATCCGCCTGTTCGGAGAAACCCTGTGCCATTACGCCGCCTGCCGGGTGTGCGTGGTGGAAATCGAATGAGGAGCGACACCATGAAGACCGGAATTTTGACATTGATCGTGCTGCTGTTGGTCGCCGGCGCCGCCGGCGCCATGAACCTGCTCGAAACCGTAACCGTTGGTCTGTTCAAAGGCAGCCCCCTGGGTGCCGGAGTGGAAGTGTCCGGCGGAGACCCGGCCTATGCCCGCAAATCGGTCACCCTGGCGGCGGCCGACGCCGGCGCCCGCGCCCACAGCGATACACCGGTGTTCGATGTGCCGGCCGGGGCCAATTTCGATTACGTGGGCTATTTCATGGGTGGTGCCTGCATCGCCGAGGACGACATCCCCGAGGAGACCTACGGCAGCCAGGGGACCTACACGGTGACCGCCGGCACGCTGTCGATTACCTAACCGGAGACTGCAATGCCTGTCATCGAGGTGGTTTTTAATGGGAGAGACAACGCCAACGACCTGGTGCTCCTGGCCGACGGTGCGCCGGCCGATCTGGCATCGGTCACGCGCATCCGCGTCGTCGGGAGCAATGCAGAGGTTGAAGTTGATTCCGCGCTCTCGCCGGAGGCCATCAACTGGGCCACCGGCATCACGGGCACGGTACACCTGGGGCTGGGCCATGAGGAGCTGCCGGTTGGCAACCACGCCTGCCGGGTAATCGTTTACGATCCGGCCAACCCCAACGGCATCGACTGGGGGCTTGTCGTGTTGTCGGTCAAAGGTCCGTAGCGACTTGGGAGTGCGTGGGTAAAATAGAATAGGAGGAATCGATGTATCGACTGAAAAAAGGCGTGGAAAGTTTCGAGATCGTCGACGGGCCCCAGGCGGGCCTGAAATTCGAGCGCGGGAAAACCTACTCACAGGCGCCGGAGGGCTACCGGCGGCGCTTTGAGCCGGCCGACCCGCCGGCCGCAAAAGACAAACCGGAAAAGGGGGCTAAGAGCAAATGAGATCCCATCGCGCGACCCACAATCTGATCGCCGTGAGTGCCAACGCGGCCGAGACGGCCATCAACACCGAACAGACCCTGGACACCAGCATGCTGGTGGACATGGGCGACATCATCCAGCGCCAGCCGCGCCGCGAGGATAACGCCAGCGAGCTCAACGGCAAGGAAGAGGCCGACGCCATCTACGACCTGGGGCACACCGTGCAGGCCAATTTCACATTTAACAAGGCGCAGCCGCAGCACTTCGCATTCATCCTGGCCTACGCCCTGGGGGACGTGGCCACGGCGGCGGCCGGCGACGGCTACCTGCACACGATCACGCCCGCGCTGGACGATCTGGACGCGGCGCGGAGCAACCCCAGCTTCACCGCGGCCCAGCGTTTCGGGCTGACCGTGCTCAAGCAGCGCTTTGCCTCGCTGTTCATGGATTCGTTCACGGCCACCTTCGCCAAGGATGACTGGCTCAAAATTGTGGGCCAGGCCCTGGGCACGGGCAAGATCACCAAAAACGTGGTCGAGGAAACCATCAGCGCGGCCGAGACCGTCACCCAACTGACCCTGGCGGCCAACGCCGTGGAGGGATCCACAGCCCAGGCGCGGCTGGACAACGTCCAGCGCATCCGCGTGGAGCTGGCCGCGGGGGTCTGGACCGAGGTGGCCTACACGGCCGTGTCGGCGGCCACGCCGGCGGTGATCACCATCGTGGCCCCGGGCGAGGCGGCCACCGTGCGCAGCTACAAGGTGCTCTACGTGGCCGCCGAAAGCGGCTGGATGACATTCCCGGCGCGGGTTTCCGAGACGCCTATGCGCATTTCTCAGCTCAACTGCGTGCTGGGCGGCTCCTGGACCGGATCGGCCTTTGCCGGAGGGCGCACGCTCAACGCCGATATCCGCACCATCACCTGGAACTTTCTCAACAACGGTGCCGTGGAGTTCATCCCGGGGGCCGACGGGGCCTATGCCGCGCGCTATTTCCGCGACAGCCGTACCCAGACCATCGCCCTGGACCGCGAGTTCAAAGATTATATCCTGCAGAATCATATCGACGCCAACGACACCTTCGGCCTGCACCTGGTGGCCACGGGGGCCGTGTTCGACGACCCGCATGCCTACAAGTTGGAACTGATTTTTCCGAAATTGGGCGTGGTCACGGCGCCGATCAGCGTGGACGGCAAGCGCCTGGCCGAAGCCGGCGACCTGCGCGTGATGGAAGATGATACCTACGGCAGCGTGATCGCCAGAATAACCAATCTGCAGGCCACCTACGCGGCCTGACCCTGACCGAGAGAGAGGAACACCCATGCCCAGACTGCTCAGCAGCGCCAACCACACCCTGCGCATCCACGACAACCTGTCCGGATCGGATATCGAGCTGTACTACCGCTCGCCGACCACGGCCGAGCACACGGCCTACCAGAACGCCTGTGTCGTGCGTAAAGGTAAAAAAGTTTTGACGCGCTACCCCGAGGCGCGCCTCAAGCACGGGCTGGCGATCCTGACCGGTTTCCGGGCCGGTGATTTCGCGGTGCCCGGGCAGGACGGCCGGGCGCGGGCGATCGCCTCGAATCCGGGCCATGCCGATTTCGATCCCGACTGGCGCGCGCAGCTGGAAAAGTACGCCGGCGACCTGATCCAACTGCTGGCGGCGCATGTGTTCGACGCCCCGGCCGAGGTGGACCTGGACGATGCCGAGCCGGACGGAGAGGCCATCGAACCGGACTGACGGCCGACCTTGCGGCCATGACCGCCGGCCTGTGCGGGCCACGGGAGGAAGCCGGATGCCGCGAGGAGATGGACGCCGGCGAGCTGGAATGGGCTTGCGAAAACTGCCCCAAAACGCGGATCGAGGAGCTGCACCCCTACACGGGTAAACTGATCCGGATTCACAACCTGCAGACCGCCGGCTACCCGCTGGCGGCCGACGATCTGACCCTGGACGAATGGATTGATTTAGGAAGGCTCAAAGAGTGTCTAACACGGCCACCATCAAAATCAGCATCGACGTCGACGGCAAAACCGGCGTAGCCACCATCCGCCAGGTGGGCCAGGAATCGAAAAAAGCCGGCGAGACGGGCGAAAAGGCGTTTAAATCGAGCGCCAAATCGCTGGGGGATTTCAACGCCGTGGCCGCGCGCACCAAACTGCTGGTGGGTGGCCTGGCGGTGGCCTTCGCCGGCCTGTCGACAGCCGCGGTGCTGGCCATCCGCAAAAGCATCGACGCGGCCAGCGATTTGCAGGAAGTCGTGGGCAAGTTCAACGTCGTTTTCGGCAGGCAAACCACCCTCGCCAGCAAGTGGGCCGATCAGCTGGTGGATGCGTATGCCATGAGCACGCGCGAGGCCAAACAGTATCTCGCCTCGGTCCAGGATCTGCTGGTGCCGATGGGCGTGCAGGCCGAAACGGCGGCCGCGCTGTCCAACGAGATCGTCAAGCTGTCGGCCGACCTGGGCAGTTTCAACAACCTGCAGACCGCGCAGGTAATGGCCGACATCCAGAGCGCCCTGGTGGGCAACTATGAAACGATGAAAAAGTATGGCGTGGTGCTCAATGCCGCCAACGTCGAGCAATACGCCCTGACTGCCGGAATGGCGCGCAGCAAGGACGCCCTCACCTCGGCCCACAAGGCCCAGGCGGCCTATGAACTGATCGTCAAGAGTTCCCAGGCGGCCATCGGCGACATGGCCCGGACATCCGACGGGTACGCCAACCAACTAAAAAAACTGCAAGCCCAGCAGGAAGATCTCTCGGCTATGCTGGGCAACAAGTTCCTGCCCGTGGCCACGGAAATCGTCACCAAAACCAACGAGTGGATCAAGGCCAACAGCGGGCTGATCGACCAGAAGATGGACCAATACATCAACGCGACCGCCACGGCGCTGAAATCCGTCAAATCGGTCTACGACGCCCTGCCGGAGGGGATGATGACCGGCGCCGGCGGCGGGTTGGTGGGCTGGATCCTGTTCGGCAAGGCCGGCGGGGCCAAGCTGGCCCTGGCGCTGTACGGCATCAATGCGGGCATGTCCCAGCTGGGGTCCGGCCTGGGGGACCTGGTCAGCTCCTACCGCGAATCGGCCGTGGCGGTGGAGGAATTCTGGCAGGCGCTGATGGGCAATCGCAAAGGTTATGCCGCGGATATCCGCAACATGCAAGGGGCCGCCGCCCTCAGCCTGAAACAGCAGGATATTCCTCCTCTGGACTACATCACAATCACTCCTCTGGGCGGAGGAGGTGGAGGGAGTGCGGCCAAGACCAACCCAACCGAATTGGGTGCCGCCGGCGTCGAACGGGCCATGATCGCCCAAATGGAATATTCGCGGGCACTGGTGGATTCCATCCGTCTGCAAAACGCCCTGGCTGCGGCCATACAGGACACCTACGACATCGACCGCGGCAGCGCGACCATCACCCAGGAGCTGGCCGAGATGGACGCCGAGTTCCAGTCCCTGGAGGAAAGCGCCAAGAAGACCGCCAACGTGCTCGAAGACGCCTTCACCGGCTGGGCGGCCAGCTATAGCCGCACGCTCAACGACATGCTCTGGGAGAGCAATCTGACGTTCGAGGGTATTCTGGAAAGTTTTGGGAGGATGCTGTCCCAGATGGTCATTCAGAAGGGCATGTCCGCGGCCGGCGGCTATCTGTCCGGTCTGCTGCCCAGCTACCACGGCAACGTCTTCGCCGGGCCGGGCATCGGCGCCTACGAGAACCAGATTGTCACCCGGCCGACCTTTTTCGCATTCGCCCGCGGCGGGGTCATGGGCGAGGGCGGGCGGCCCGAGGCGGTCATGCCGCTGACCCGGACACCCTCGGGCGATCTGGGAGTAAAGGCCCAGGCCGGGCCGGGCAAGATCGACGTCCGGCTGGTCAATCAATCCGGCACGGAGCTGAAGGCCAGCCGGGCCGAGGCCTCTTTCGATGCCGGCAGCATGATCCTGCAGATCGTGCTCGACGGCGTGGCCCACAACAAGATGGGAGCCCGCGACATGTTCGCGGGGCTGAGATCATGAGCGATTTCCCGGCCATCCAGACGCCTCCCGGCGAGCGTTTCTCCCAGCGGCGCTACCGGGCTCAGGTCCGCACGCCCTTCGAGGGCGGAGCGGTGCAGTCCCGGCCGCAGCACACCCGCAGCCGGTACGTGTTCAGCCTGGGGTGGGAGCGCCTGCCGACCGCCGACCTGGCCCTGCTGGAGGCGCATTTCGACGCCAACCAGGGGGGAACATTTAACTATACCCATCCGGTCACGGCGGCCGTCCACGTGGTGCGCTACCAGGGCGACGAGCTGCCGGAGGCGGTTCCGCGCGCGGGCGGCAGATATTGGGAGCTGGACGGCCTGATCCTGGAGGAGAAATAGATGCCCATCGACATCTCCGCCGCAGCGATCATCGAGAAAAACCGCCTGTCGTCATCTGGCGTCTGGCTGCCGCTGCTGGAGATCACCCTGGCCGGTACCGGCGAGGAGATCGACCTGTGCCGCAACACCGATGATGTCTCCTGGCCCCTGACCGCCGGCGGCGAGGTCATCCCCGGCGTGACCAAAGTCTACACGGCGTTTCCGCTGGAGATCGACGAGGTCAGCGAATCGTCGGACGGAGAGGTGCCGCGCCTGGCGGTGCGGGTCTCCAACGTCTCGGGCGTGATGTGGCAACCGGTGGACCGCAGCGGCGGCTTCCGCAACGCGTTGGTCCGGATCATGTTCGTGCACTCCGCCCACCTGGACAACGCCACGCCCGAGATCGACCTCTCCATGCGCTGTGCCCGCCCGGACATCAGCAACCAATGGGCGACGTTTTTTCTGAGCACCCGCAACCGCTACAACAAATCGTTCCCCAAGGGGCGCATGATGGGCACCTTCTGCCGCTATCCGGATTTCGGCGGCGACCGCTGCGGGTTCAACCTGGCGGCACCCGGCTATGACGGCCTGGGCTGCGACCGCTCCAAATCGCGCTGCAAGGCGTTGCGCATCCAGGAGGGCGACGTGTCCAGGCTGGCCCGCTTCGGCGGCACGCCCGGCGTGGGGGAGAGCGCCCGCTATGATTGATTTCGGCGACCTGATCGGGATCCCGTTCAAAAACGGCGGCCGGGATTTCAATGGCTGCGACTGCCTGGGCCTGACCATGCTGGCCTTCCGTCTGGAAGGGGTCGTGTTGCCGGACTACGCCATCTCCTGCCTGGACGTCGCCGCCATCGACAGCCAGATCGACCGCTCCCGGCCGCAGTGGCGCCGGATCGACCGCCCGCGGATACCCTGCATCGTGGTCATGCGCATGGACCCCGACGCTCCCGATATGTGCAGCCACCTGGGGGTCTACATCGGCGCCAACCGCATCCTGCACACCATCCCGCGCCACAATTCCAGCACCATCCGGCTGGATCACCCCCTGCTGCAGGGCAAGATCGAGGGGTTTTATGAATACACCGGATAAAGTCTGGATCACGGCCATCAAGAACCCGTTCGATCCACACAATTCGCGGGTCCAGGAGTGGATCGAGCCGGTCGACGGGCTTACGGCCCATGATTGCATCCGCCATTTCTATCCCCTGATCGGCGACGGTTTCCAGGCCGCCGTGGCGGTCAACGGCCGCATGATCCCGGATGAGCAGATCCCGGTCCATCGGATCGGCGCCGGGGACAACGTGGTTTTCACGGCCGTGCCCCAGGGTGATGGGCGCGACATTCTGCGCACGGTGATGCTGATCGCGGTCATGGTGGTGGCCGCCTATGTCTCCGGCCCGGCCGGAGCGGCCTATTTCGGGGCGCAGGCTACGGCCAGCCTCGCCGGCGCAGCCATCGCCGTCGGCGGGGCAATGCTGGTCAACGCGGTCCTGCCGCCCCAGACGCCCGACATGGCCGGCATCGGGTCCGACCTGGGGTCGCTGTCGCCGACCTACTCCTGGACGGCCGCGCCCAACGTCTACCAGGAGGGCAGCCGCTGGCCGGTGCTCTACGGCACACGCCGGATCACGCCTCCGGTCCTGGAGCGCCACATCTCCCAGTACGGCACGGAGGCCGACGACTACGAGATCAAGCAGTACCTGCACATGCTGCTGGCCGTGGCCGACCATGCGGTGGATTCGATCACCGACGTGCGCATCAACGGTTCGCCGATCGAAAATTTCCCGGGGGCCAGCTACCAGACGCGCCTGGGCACCCTGGACCAGGCCCTGATCAGCGGCGATTTTTACTGGATCCGCTCCCAGACATCCATCGGCTCCAAAATCCCGCTGGACGGCGAATACACCCGCACCACCACCGGCGACGCCGTCACGGCCCTGGAGCTGGGGCTGATCATCCCCAACGGCCTCTATTTCGTGCAGGAAGACGGCTCGATGGGCTGGGCGCGCTACCGCTGGCAGACGTGGTACCGGCTCAACGGCGCAGCGGAGTGGACCTACTGGAACACGATCACCCTGCAAAAGCGCACCCGCAGCGCCGTGCGGGCCTACGCCATCAAAACCGATTTGCCGCCCGGGCGCTACGATATCAAGGTCACGGCCTACGATTACCGCGTGGCCAGCACCAGCACGCCCTATTACGATGTGGAGGGCTGGAAAAAACAGGAGCCCAGCGGGTTCGAGGTCCAGACAGTCAACCAGGACCGTTACTCCGACAACGGATCGTATGTGGAGTACGTGGGCGAGATCATCCAAGAGGCCTACACCTACCCCGGGGCGGCCCTGCTGGCCATCAAGGCCCCGGCCACGGGAGAACTGAGCGGCGGCCCGCCGGTGGTGACTTGCCTGGCCACGCGCAGCACGATCGACACGGTTGATGGGGCCAAGCCTGCCAGCAACCCGGCCTGGCAGGCCTACGACATGCACTGCAACCGCGAGTACGGCGAGCGCATCGCCGAGAGCGAATTCATCATCGACGACTTCGCGCAGTGGGCCAGCCATTGCACGGCCAACGGCTATGTGTCGAACCTGTACATCGACAGCCTGATGACCCTGACCGACGCCGTCAAGAACGCCGAGCTGGTCGGCCGCGGCCGGGTGGTCGAGCGCGGTACGAAATACAGCTGCGTGGTCGATAAGGCCACCGATCCGTCGCAGCTTTTCGGCCTCGGCAACATCATCGAAAACAGTTTCAACCTCTCCTACGTGCCCCTCGAAGAGCAGGCCAACGTGGTCCAGGTGACCTACTGGGACGCCGACAACGACTATATCCGGCTGATCGCCCAGGCGGTGTCGCCGGCCTTCAACCCGGCCACCGACGAGGCCGTCATCGCCCAGGTGGTGCTCTACGGCTGCACCTCGGCCACCCAGGCCCTCAAGTACGCCAAATACCTGCTCAACGGCAACAGCCTGCTGGTCCGGAGCGTGCGGTTCGACGCCGCGGCCGATGCCATCGCCTGCGCCGCCGGGGACGTGATCATCGTGGCCCACGACGCCGTCGACTGGGGCGAGTCCGGTCGGGTGGTGGCGGCCGCGGCCGGGACGGTCGCCCTGGACCGGGATGTCACCCTGCTGGCCGGCACGTCCTACAAAGCCCTGGTACGGCACCGCACGACCGACACATTGGAAGAAGTGGCCCTGGCGGCGGTGTTGGAGGATACCACGGGCCCCGCGGTGGCCCTGACCGGCACCTGGTCGGTCATCCCCGACGCCGACGCCGTCATCACCATCGGCACGGCCGAGAAGGTCCGGCAGCAATACCGCATTGTTTCCATCACCAGATCGACCGAGCTGGTGCGTCGCATCACGGCCCTGGAATACAACGCCGCTGTCTACGACGATACGATCGAGGCCGAACCCTACGTGCCCATTACCAACCCCGACCCGGTGCAGGGCCTGGCCGCGCGCGAGATCCGCGACATCGTCGCCGGGCAATACCGCATCGGCGTCAGCCTGACCTGGCATGGCCCGGCCTGGAACTGGGACGTCTATTACCGGGTGGCGGGCGCCACGGCCTGGCAGTACCACGGAGCCACGGCCGAGGCGGCCTATATCATCGACAACCTCCTGGCCAACACGGCCTATGATTTCGCGGTGACCATCCCCGGCAAGGGGCCGTCCTACGGGCAGGTGCTAAGCGGATTTATCATCGAAGGCTGGGCCAACATCAGCCTGCCGGTGTGGCGCGTGACGGGGCTGGAGATCAAAGAGAGCGGCAACGGGTCGGTGTGGTACGGCCGGGATCTATCCCTGGCCTGGCACGTCACGGCCGAATTCTGGCCGGAGACGGCCGACGGCGAGGCCGGCGGAGCGGGCACCTTCTCCACGGCCGAGGCATCACTGGTCTACCGCGTGCGCGTGAACAATCCTGGCGGCAGCCTGCGCCGCGAAGTCGTCGTCAAGGAGGCCGCCTACACCTACGCCTGGGAGGACAACTACCAGGACGGCAACGGTACGCCGTCGGCGACCCTGAGCGTATCGGTCTGGGCCCGCAACAGCGCCGGCATGGAGTCATCGATCCCGGCCACGATCTACGTCAGCAACCCCGCCCCGGCGCCGGTGACCGGCATCCAGGCCCTGGCCTACATGGGCGGAGTCAGATGCTACTGGTCAGCCAACACGGATCCGGACATCCGCGGCTACCAGGTGCGTTATATAATAGATGTCGCCGGCCAGGAGCCCGACTGGGACGGCATCGGGTGGCTGGACGTCGACGGCACCGAATTAGTGGCCACGCTGACCCACCTGCAGCGGGTCAACGACACCGACACGGCCTATTTCCAGGTGCGCGCCCGCGACGTCTTCGGCAACGTTTCGACGATCGAAGAGGCGGAGGCCACGGCCGATGATTTTTTTATTGTCGAAAGCGCCCTGTCGGCGGCCCTGCAGAGCAAGATCAGCGACAGCACGGAGATGACCAGCGCCGCGGCCCTGCTGGAAAACCAGTGGACCCTGAAAATCCAGGAGAACGGCTATGCGACGGGAATGGGCGCCATCCTGCACTACCTGTGGGACGCGACGGCGGTGTATCTGACAGGCGAGTACGTGAGCCTGGTGTCTGGGGCCGTGTACATCGCATTGCGCGACAACGCCGGCGCCGAGCCCACGGCCAGCCCCCTGGACTGGGAGCTGGTGCCCTACGGCGCCCGCTCGGAAATTATTTTTCTGGTCGATAAATTCGCCATCATCAACCCGGCCGGCGGCGACGGCGTCAAACGGGCGCCGTTCGTAGTGGGCAACGTGGGCGGCGTGGCCACGGTGGGCATCAACGGCGCCCTGGTGGTGGACGGCACCATCACCGGCACGGCCATCGTCACCAACACGTTGACCGCCGACCATATCAAGGGCGGGTCCTTCGGCACGCTGACCCTGTCGAGCGGCAAAATCATCATCAACGCGGCCGGCGGGTTGGAGATCAACTCGGCCACGGGGCTGGTGGTGAATGACGGCGGAGGGGTCGAATTCCACCGCACGGAGTCGGATTTTTCGGTGCTGTCATGGTATTACGATACGACCGGCCAAGCCAGGATGTATACCTACACCACGGGCGGCCTGGCCATCGATCCATTTGTCAATGGTGCGGGGGTGCTGTATCTGGGCGCTCCTGGCGTCCGGTTTGGGCGAGCTGAAATCAACCTTACGGGCACTTTGGACATCTTCGCCGGCGGGACCAACGTCTCCGGCAAACTATTGATGCTGAACGATGATATAGTCCCCAGGAGTGGCAAGGGGCTGCTCTGGTTCAACAGCTCCGTATATACAGCGAGGCTGTGGCAGGGATATCTGGATTCATATTTGTATTGGTATCCGGAAGCGCATGCGACGTACAGCCTCCTATGCGGCGCATCGGGCAACCATTGGCTGAATTTTCAGGTCTGGGCCAATGCCCCGGGGGTTTCCTCATCCTGGTCGATCCTCAGCGATGCCGACGCCAAGCGGGATGTCGAGGTAGTCAGTGATCCGCTGCTGGGCAGGCTGCTGCAGCTTCAACCCAAATCCTACAGCTACATCGACAAATTAGAAAAAGAGATCGGATTCGTCGCCCAGGACGTCCAGCCGCTTTTCCCCGACACGGTGCGCCTGTTGCCGGACCTGGAAGGCGGAAAAGAGGGCGGACGCCTGGCCCTGATCTACGACCACATCACCGTCATCAATACCAAGTGCATCGCCGAAACTGCGGCCATGATCGACGCCCTGGCCGGCCGGGTCGAGGCGCTCGAAGCCGCAAACTACCAGCCCATCAAAGGATAGCCAACATGAGCGACCAACCGAACCGCCAGCCAACGGCCGAAGAGCTTCTGGCCGGCAAGGACCGCGCCATCGGCGAAATCTACTGCCGCATGCGCGCCCTCGAGGATGCCTACATCCAATTGTCCAGGGAGCACGAGGCACTGAAAAAGCGGCTCGAGGCCCAGGACACAAAGAAAGCATAGCGCATGCAATACCTCACAGGTACGGTAGCGGTCGTGAATGGGTCGGCGGCGGTCGTCGGAACGGGGACATCCTGGACGGCGGCCTTGGCGGGGGGGGTGTTCAAAGTCGGCGGGGTCGCCGGCGAGCACATCGTGCAGAGCGTCGAGAGCGCCACGGCCATGACCCTGGCCACCGTCTGGACCGGGGGCACCGACAGCGAACTGGGCTACCAGATCGTCCAGGATTTCACCGATAATTACGGATTCCGGGAAATCCACGCCGGCGACCGCGAATGGGCCTGGCATCTGACTCAGACAATCCGGGCCATTGATGCGGCAATGGCGGCCGTCGATCCCAACTCCGGCGGGGTCACCACAATAACGTTCGCCGACTCCCCATACACTGTCCAGTCGGACGATGCCGTGCTGCGCATCGATTGCACAGACGGTGACGTTGTGGTGCAATTTCCC